ACAGTATTGCAAGTGTTATAGTCCAAAACCAAAATTTAATGGTCATTTAACTCCAACAGGATATTGGCATTAAGTAATTTATCCAATAATTTTTCATAATAATAAATATCTGTCGTATGAACGCCCTTCACACGATGATACAGATCAGCCTTATGTATATTTGCCTTCTCCCTTAGATACAGTTTTGCCACGCCCAAATATAGCAAATCCAATTCTTCCTTATCTAGTTCCAAACTAATTTTATCCATAAGTCTATTTTTTCGACTCCCTCGGCAAGCCATGATTCATGAATTCCAACAACGGTGCGATTGCTTTGATACGTTGCTCTGCAATCTCGTAGTATTCCTTCTCTTTCTCTATTCCAATAAACTTAAATCCTTCATCCTTTGCAGCCATTCCAGTTGAACCGGAGCCCATGAATGGGTCAAGAACAGTTCCTCCCTTTGGTGTTACGAGGCGACAAAGGTATTTCATAAGTTCTAATGGCTTGACTGTTGGATGATTGTTCTTGGTAATCTCAGACTGCATTTTTCTATAATATACTTTACCAGTGCATTTAGTATGATCATTGGTTCCGTTTAATGTTTTGTCACAGGTTTCACATACTGGACTTTGACTATAGTTTCCTCCTATGCTTTTGTATGCATCTGCTGCATTATCTAATCCCCTATTCCTTTCTTTCCTAGAAACTTTCGCACAATAAAAGAATCGTGCTGCTGAACCATCATCATCATAACCGACCATTTCACCACTCTTTTGTGTTATGGTTCCCCAACCCTCATGTTTTTCTATATTAGATGTTATGGTGTGCGGTTGGCAACCTTTGCTATCTGGAAACCCTTGCATAACTTCTTCACTGCCATCATGCAGTACATTTGCTGGGAATCTGCCTTTAGTAGAACCATATACTTCAAATTCATTACCAGACTTGTCATTTCTAACACCCCATTCAACGCCCCTATTTTCTCTTTGTGTTATATCGTTTGTCGAAATCCTACATTCATCAATATTGATACCGCCAGTGCCATGTTTCAGTACATTCTTTGTAACTGTTCCTTCAACTGGTTTCCTAGCCATTACAATTGGTTCATGTGCTGGTTTGAGTGCAGTGCCCCAGCCTTCCCATTCATTTTCTACTTTTCTAATTTCCTCATACTTTACTGAACCTTTTTTTGTTGGTTGATACTCATTAGAATTTTGTCCACCTCTACCACCACTTGCATTCGCACCCCATAACTTTTTTTGACCTACTACTTTTCCTTGATTACCTCGCAACTTATCAACCGCCTTGCCAATATTCAAACTTTTGGGAAACCCTGAACCATATAACCACATAATCTGGTCACGAATTTCAAACCCCGCATCCTCTATTGCGACTGCCATTCGATGATATGTTCTACTGCCACCAAATGCAAGTAAATATCCACCTGGTTTCAGTAATTGTAATGCTAGTTCCCAAGTCTCTTTCTGGAATGCGATACCAGTTGAATCCCAATTCTTGCCCATGAAACCAAGTTCGTAGGGCGGGTCTGTAACTATAGAATCTGCCTGCTCTCCTGCATCAATCATCATCCGCATCTGCTTAATGCAATCTTCATTATATAATTTCATTCTATTATCTCCACCTCTGCATCTGTTTCAATTACCACACGGGCACCACATGATAGTAATGGAAGGCCGTGTCCATAGATGACCTTTGATGGACCAAGTATAGCGACTGCATTACAGTAAGTATTGTTCTTACCATCTTTGATTGTAATAACAGGTTGCAATTCTTGGTCACGCCCTGTTCTTTTGGTTTTCAAGTTTCCTTTGATATTACCTTGATTCACATGGATATATTTCATAACTACTTACTTGAGATTATCTATATCTCCTTGAGTATATAATGCAATCTTCTCACGCATTTTCTTATTTTCTTCTTTGTTCGTATTCATGCATGGGCCTGGTGGTGTCCAACCTGTGTTTCTTGGTAGTGGTTTATATTCCTGCACCTTTTCACGAGTTCTTTCATTTGGGTGGCTTTCTACTCTCATGACTGGAGGTCCAATGCCTAACTTATGTTTTCTTTGCTCCTCAATGCGATTCTTTTGTATTGCGTGGATTTGTGATGAAATGGACTGAATCTCATCATCCGTAAGATATGGTAAAGTTTCCTGCAATGCTTTCATCATCTTACTTCTCGTCCATCCAGCAGTGTATGGGTTTTCGTCATCTAGTGGTTGATTTTTAAACATATTTTTTATTTTTGTTTTTGTGGCTCCCTCGGCAGGCCACGATCCTGCAACTTTTGCATTAACAATGCAATGTTCTACCAGTTGAACTACGAGGGAACAAAACTGATATTTTTGGAGCGGATATACGGACTCGAACCGTAATCATTAGCTTGGAAGGCTAAGGTACTCCCCATTGTACGATATCCGCTTAGTATATCATTATTTAATAGTTTTACATAAAGTGTACTGACAATTACACCGAGAATTCCCGCAAATATAAAACTCACGAGGGTCAGTGCCATCCCATCCAACTTGTGTCTTTCCTGTCTTAACAGATGTTTTCAAACCACAAATTACACAATCATATTTATTTTTCATTTGTAATTTCTTGCTAATCATTTTATTGGTAGGCGATACTGGAATTGAACCAGTGACATTCTGCTTGTAAAACAGACGTTCTCCCACTGAACTAATCGCCTATAATTAATTTCAATCACACCAAGTATATGTATTTCCATTTGGTGAGGGGCATAGGATTCGCACCTACTCAGGCATAGCCACCAGATTTACAGTCTGGCCCAACTCTCTCGCTTTGGCGGCCCCCCATTAGTTAAAACGGCAATTGCTCCTCACTCTGATCCTCACTTGAAGCATATGCCTCATCTAATTGAGAGGCATCATCATGTTCTGATTCAGACGTATGAAATGCAACTTCCGACCTAGCAGTAACTTCTGCTACATAATCATATCCAGACGCATTCAATAATGTTTTAAATGCTTTCAACAACTCAACCAAATTCGAATCATCAGTCAACTGAATCATCACTTTTTGATTGTCTACCTTAGAAGACATCCTAACATAATTATATCCAACTGATTTGATCTTCATACTTCACCTTCCATTCGAGTAAAATAATGTAAATTTTTAACTGTTGAGTCATTTTCTAATGACAATTTAAGTTTTAATGCTGCATCCTCTTCTCCAAGAACAACTGCCTTAGTATCAAATACTTCGTGACCTTGATTAGTTAATCTAGATTGAGAATAATTCAACACATATTCTCTTTTAGTTCCTCTTAGGTTTGTTAAATCCTTTAATATATTCATTGTTTAATTTCAGTTTACACCTTTTAATTCATATTGTGGCCATTCAAAGTTCTTATTGCATCAAAATCAAAACCACCGTGCTTATCAATCACCTGTTCAACAATTTCTGTCGGCACATAACCATATACCGTATCACATGGCTTATCAGTATCCTCGCAGTAACTCATAATGAGAGGTTCCTCCTGATTAGGAAATCCAATCTCAAATTCAAGATATTCATCTACAAGATCTTTAGGCAGAGAATAATGATATGAGGATGCTTGCACCGACATTACAAAGCCATCTTTGCATACCACACGTGGTAATGAACATCGTACATATTCAGGCTCATTGGACGATCCTGTCACTTTACGATACTTTTGGTGATATTCATTTATTTTCATAATAATACTCCTATTATATACCCTACTATAAACATTAAAAATAAAAATATAATTCCAATTAGAATTACTTTAGACCAACTAAAATCCTCTCCAAAATAATCATTCATATTAAACCACTCCAATTATCATCACAATTATTATACATATCCCATTGTTCCTGGTTACGCATATGTTGAATTGCATCATCAACTCTTCGTTCAGTCTCAAAAGAATCTTCTTCTTCAATTAGATGTTCAATATATTCTTTTTTTATTTGCCCCATAATATTACTCCCATTCATCCAAATTACGTTTACCCATTATGGTATTAAAAGACGATGCCGACATATTATCCCCGCCATCCCACGAACAAAGTGATGTATGTATTAAATGGACATCATGAACAGAATTATTCACTACACTACCAACATTTTTCAACACCGTCACTCTATTAATATAAGTTTGCTGAAAGTTTTTCCATGTCCTATAGTCTGATATAGTTGCCTTAACTAAAACACAATCGCCCTCATTAAATGCAACGCCTTTACAATTATAAAACATGACTTTTCTTCCCTCACGGTCAACCATAATGTGCATATGATATTTAGGAAAATTCAATCGTTTTTCTAATTTCAAAAAAAACTCACCACGAGTTCCTTTTGGTCCAAGTGGTTTTATTTCTGTAGTTTCACATGGAGTTGTAACCTCGTTGAGCCTGTGCATCTCTTCAGATTTCATCATATTGCACCTTTTTCCGGCAAAGTTTTTTAGACAACTTCTTCTTATCGTTGCCCTTACGCTTGGTAGAAAACCGAGTCATCCTCAATAACGCATCAAATTGTCTTAATTCCTTATTAGACATTTCATAACTCCAACTAGGTTATCAATCACTCACTCACAGATCTAATTATACAAAAAGTTAGTATAAATGTCAAGAGTTTTTTTCACATTCAATAAAGTTTTTTTATTTCTCCAATATTTTCGGTTCATATAGCCAAGAACCCGTGTCGTTAATGGGAATAGGAGTCGCATTATAATTTTGTAATTCATGTTGATGTTCACAGTCTATCAATATTAATGGTCTACATTTCTCTATAGTTTGTTCCGCCCCTTTCAATACATTTGCGTCTTCACCTTCTGCATCAATCTTTATGAATCCAACATTTTCAAAATTAAAACTATCCAGTGTTTTTGTTTGTACCGTGAATTTTTTTGATGGACTATTTCTCATGTGATTTTCAATGAAATCATTACCTGTTTTCATTGTCATACCGATATTCCATTCAAAAAATATCATCTCATGAATTGTTTCGGTGTCAGACAATGCATAATTATATGTGACTACATTTTCAGGAAACCATCGTTTTGATAGGGTTAGAATGTCAGGCATCGGTTCAAACGCGTGTACTGTTTCAAAATGGTCTGCTAAATTGATTGTCCATAGTCCTTCACATGACCCTATGTCTATTGCGACTTGACGCCTATTTTTAGGTGAGGCTTTCATCACCTCTGCATAACATAGAGATTCATGTGGAAAAAAGTAATCCAACTGCATTGGACTACCACGTAACATATAAGGAGGCGGTTTCATGTCATCCAAGAAGGTATTTCTGGTGTTTCTGGTATGTCTATCATAAAAGAAGTCTTACAACCACAAGAACCTTTTGCAGAAGGATTGTTAAATTTGAGTCCACGGTCCATTAAACCATACGACCAATCAACCTCTGTTTTACCAATATAAAGATTTGATTTTTTATCTACAAGTATATTAAGGCCATTTGAGGAATAGGTAAGGTCGAACTTGCGTTGCATATGATCAAATTCTAAAGTATATGTCATACCAGAACAACCACCACCTTTAACTCCCATTCTTATTGCGTGTGTATCAGGTGAAAGCCCATCACGGAGCATTATCTTTATTATTTCTTTAACAGCAGATTCTGTAAATGTCAAGGGTTAAAGTCCGCAGTTGATTTATTATAACGTATGACCTTTATGGTCGGATGTGATTTTATATAATTATATAATGCA